ATGTTCTGGTTATAGTTCACGTTGCAGGCCTCGAACGGGGTGCGTGAGGGAAGGTCGGCGGCGAGCGAAACGCCCGCCGCATCGCGGTTTATCCGATCAGCGAACGCTGATTGTTAAGAGTGGAGCGAGACGAACCCGGAGACCTGGTTCGAGCCGCTGCCGTCGGCCAGGTAGATCGGGGCCTTGAGCCAGGGCTGGCCGTCGTTGCGGATCTTGGCGCGGATCGCGATCTCGTCCTGGTCGAACCGGAAGTGTTCGGACAGGCCGATCTCGAGTCCCGACCGGCGGCCGACCAGGTACTTCTTGCGGTCGATCAGCGTCAGATCCCCGGTGCTGCCGAGCACGGGCGCCCATTCCGACGTGTAGATCGGACGGCCGAGGAGCTGGCCGGCCAGCTTGAACGCCGCATCGCCACCACCGCCGTTGTTGTAGGCGTTGGCGATGAAGATGAAGTGGTTGGCCGGATCGACGAGCGTCGAAATGTTGTACATCGTGTAGGGATGCGTGATCCAGCACGGATCTTCCGGCTGCCAGAGCCGGGTGGGCATCGTGAACACGTCCTCGTAGAGGATCTGGTTCGAGGTGTTGCGCGAGACCGACAGCGTGGCGGCCGCGTTGAGAATCCCCTGGAACTGGCCGATCCCGTTGCCGAGGAACGACTCGTAGTCTTCCCGCCAGCCGATCGCCCGGCCCATCTGCTCGACGACCATCCCGTCGATCGAGACGCTCGAGTCCTGCACCAGGTCGCGGCTGAGCTCGGAGTAGGCGGTCAGATCCTGGGCGACCATCTTGACGTATTTGAACGCGAGGTCGACCTCGGTCCGGTGTAGCGTCTCCCCTTTTCGGAAGACCTGCATGCCGCCGAAGAACGCCGACTGCCCGGCCGCCGGCGCGCTGTACTGGTTGAGTGCCGGCCAGAACACTTCGCGGGCGCCCAGGGGCACCTGCGTCGCGTACGGCACGATGATCTCCATCTGGGAGGCGACCTTGAAGACCTGCGACTCGTAAAGCACGGGCGTGGTGTAGCCGCCCGCCGAGCCCTGGCCCTCGACCATGGCCCGTGAGCCGTTGAGCCGCACCCCATAGCCACCCTCGTTCCAGGGCTTCACCAGCTCGGCGTGGGCATCCTCGTCCCGGTTCGCAAGCGCCCGGACGATGCTCCGGATGTAGTTGCCCGGCCCGCGCCTGCGGTCGGCCTCGGCCGTGCCGGGAGTGATCGTTCCGTCGCCGATGTCCAGTCCGGCGCCCGCGACGTTCCGCGGCCGCGTGCGGACCTGACTGGCGGCGTCCGTGATGGCAGCCGCAGTCTGGTCGACGAACCCCCGGAGCTCGGTCCGGAACGTGTCGATCGACCGCTGGAGGATCACGACGTCGGGTCCGTCGCCGCCGTCCTTCGCCAGGCCGGCCGCGATATACGACCGGGCGACCGGCTCGTCGGCGATCTCGATAAACTTGCCGGCCTTGTGCTCGCCGACGTCTTTGAGGAGTTCAAGCCACATGGATGGGTTTCCCCGTGGTGAAAGGGCACCGCGGGCGTCGGTCTCCGCGCGCACCGGTTCCGTCCCGCCCGGCTCGGTGCCGTCGGGCTCGTGCGGTGCGGCGCTACCGCTCGTCGCGTTCAGACTCGGAACTCAGACGCGACCCCACGCGAGGTCACGTGCGTCTTGCATGGCCCGCTCGAGCTCCGAGCGGGCGAGAAGTTTGGATTTGGCATCAACGCTCGCCAACACGTCTTCGAGCGTCCGGCCGCGGAGCGGCGGGAGCGAGCGTGCCGGGTCGGCGCTGGTACTCTCGATCGCGTTGAGCTGGGCATCGGCGTCGGCACGCGTCTTGTGCCGGCCGAGGAGCTGGCCGCCCTCGCCGTACACGCCGAAGTCGTCGCCGAGCTCCTTGACATACCGTTTCTTGTCGGCCTTGGTCGTGTTGCCGCCCGCGGTTCCCGTCCCCTCCGTCATGGTCCGCGCGGCGGGCAGGCCCTGGCGGACATCGTCCGGGACCCACAGCCCGCGCTCGACGGCCAGCGTCAGCGCTTCGGGATTGCCCGCATACGAGACGGCGCTGTAGCCGGTCAGCTCCCATTTGCGGAACATCTTCTGACAGGTCGCGAGATCGGGCCGGCTCCGTTTCTCGGACGCCGTCGGCGGACTGGTGAACCGGGCATCGGGCAGAAAATCGACCGACCATCCCCGGAGCGTCCCGTCGAGATAGCACTCAAACAGCCGCTGGGAATAGTCGTCCCCCCGAAAGAACGTCCGGGCGATGATGTCCCGGTCCGCGCGGCGGGCGACGATCGATGAGCAACTACCGATCGGTAGCCGGCCCCGGGTCGGACACTGGCCGTGCTCCCAGAGCACGGTCGGGCTCCCCATGAAATTGGCGAAGTCACCGCCGAGCGGATCGATCACGGTCTGGTAGCGATCGACGACATCGGTATTGATCCGCGCCGTGACGGACCGTGCCTTTTTCGAGATGTCGTCGATCTGCGCTTCGTACGATCGGATCAACCGTTGTGCCATTCGTTTACCCGTTGTGCCATTCGTTTACCCATTGGGCCGGCGCCGAGCAAGGCACACGCGTCGAGCAAAAGCTTGAGGGCCCGCTGACGCTGCCGCTGAGCGAGTGTCAGAGACGCTGCGGGACCCGCGGGCGATGCCGCCGGCTTCGGTCCGAACGGCGGCGGTTCGTTGTGAGGCATCACGCGGCCTGTGGCTGCCAGAGCATCGGCGACCAGACCACCTCTTTCGGTCCGCCGAACTCGGGCTTCAGGATCTCGATCACGGAACACTGGCAGTGCGGATGGAGCGGCGGGTGCCGGATCAGCGAATAATCGGGGTCATGACCGATCTGCGCGAACGCGTGGCCGAGCCGGACGTTCCGGCACTCGTTATAAATCTTCCTGCATAGGTCGCACGCGTCACTCGACAGCAGCAGCTCGAGCCCCGCGACCACTTCCGACTGCACGTCCGCCTCGATCTGGGCCGAGTGGACGGCCCGGGAGGCCTCCGTCACCGCGATCTGGTGCGCCTTCCACCGCGTCATCCCCTCGAAGATCGCCGAAACCCGCTTGCGGAGCTCGGGAACCGCGTCTCCCTGTTCAACCAGGCCCTCGGCCAGGGATTGCCTCAGCAGGGCGAGCGCGGTATCAAGCCGTTTGCTCGTCGTCTCGTTCGTCGACCGGCAGAACCGCAGGGCCTGCGTCTGGATCTTCTGGCGGAGGTACGGATTCGTCACCTCCCAGCGCTCCGGATCCAGTCCCAGCCGGCTGTACGTCTCCTTCCCCGACTCGTCCCAGTACCCCGACAGGATCGGGGTCATCGACTCCCGCATCGGGTCGCTGTAGCCCGTCAGGTGGGGCATGTTCGCCGGCAGTTCCTGGTACGATTCCGGGATCCGCTCCAGCACGTCCTGCCGTTGCTCCCGGAACCACCGGGCCATCTCCCTCCGGAGCTGCTCCCCGTCCGGCAGCCCGTAAGTGTTCTCTTCGGCGTCGTCCCGCGGACCGTTCCGGGCCCGGCTCCGCTGGATCAGTGCCGCCGTGGCCGTCGCAATCGCGAGCGTCGTCGTCTTCAAACCGGAACTCCAGCGCGTTCAGGACGCGGCTGATCTGGCCCATCAGGGCCCGTTCGGTCTCGTCGGTTTTCGGCGCCCCGGGGACCTCGCCGGCGGCGGGCACCGGTTGCTTGGCCTTGGCTGTCGCCATTTCCTTGCGCAGGTCGGCCTTGGCCTGCCGTTCTTCCTCGGCCGCCGACGGCTGGATCAGGTTGTTCGGCATCCACGGCTCATCACCCCAGGGGACCGGCTCCTCGCCGTCGTCGGCCAGGGCCATGTTCGGGGTCGCGGTGCCGTTCTTGATCCGCATGTCCCAGATCTTCGCCCATTTCTCGTCATCGCGCTGGACCGGGTTCTCGAAGGCGAAGAACAGGCGGTCGTCGACCGGACGGGCGAGGTACTTGGTGAACGCGGCGGCAATCATCGTGCACCGCGGATCGATCGCGTAATACTGATGCTGGTGCGTCCCTTCCGAGGCCACCGCGCGGTTCGTGTCCTCCGCCTGCAGGAGCGAGATCGGCACGTCGTGGCAATTGGCCACGATCAACCGGACCCACTTGGCAACCTCGAGGCCCGCCAGGTCCGTCGGCGTGTACTGGAACGGGGTCCAGGTGTAGGCGCCGTTGATCACGGCGATGTGCCCGGACCGGCCGCCGGAAAACCGGTTGTTGATGTCCAGTTCGGTCCGCCGGCGGACGTCGTCGCCCCAGATCTGGTTCGGGTCCTT